TCTACACAAGTGAAGTAAAACTTTCTGTTAGGGAACTGATTAATAAACTCTGGTAATAGTTGATGTACTGTCTTATCAACATTTGTTTTATACTTAGATGCTAAGAACTTTGATAGAACTCCTCTCTCTGTACAATATGAAATCCACTCCTCTTCCTGAGTAGCAGAGCAATGTGAAATTGCCACTTCATGATTCTCTGCGTGCTTTTGTAGTTCTGAAGCAAGATAGATTTCAGCAGCATCTTGGATGTAGTGATCTGTAGATGAACCTGCTCCTCTTTTTGTTTTTGTCATTGATTCGCCTTTGCAAATAGTGTTTATTAATCTAACCAAGAATCGTTTTGTGTAATCTTGAGTAGGTCGGGATTCTTTCGAACCTCATGTTGATAGTCTAACTCTTTATACAACTTATTGAGCAACTTTGTAACATAAGTTGATCTCTCTAATTTGTGTGATAATGAGAGTAGTTCCTCAACGTGCTGTTTACATTTTACAAGTGTAAAACATTCTTGGGTTGATACATCTATTTTACTATCCATTTGCAGAATAACCTCCTTGTGTTGTGATACTAGGTGAACTGTCCTTATGGTCAGCGATTGCACCTAAACTGATTCTCATTTTATCATGCACATAAGGTGGATTCCCCTTATGTATCATGCTACTATCAAATACTATTATTCTACCTTGTCTAAATCTAACTCTATCCCCAGTTATAAATTCTGTATCACCTGATTCACCAAATGCGTGGTATATTATACTTGTTGCAGGTATGTGTCTATCATCATGTAATTGTGATTCCATATCAGGTGATTGAGCATTAACTAATAACCTATGGATATGTGATATGGGTTGATCTTTACATATATCTTTCTTTATACATTCGCAAAAATAACTAAAGAACCAATAGTATGGTGAAGTCTCAGTAAAATTATCATCCCTGATAACAGTATTTCCCCAAAACCTAGCATCTTTATAATCACCATAAGGTGCATTATTATAGTATAGTGGGCAATATTCTGTTAACCATTGTGCTACGTCATCAACAATCCAATCAGGAAAATATCCATCAATAACCTTGACACCTTTAATATTATATGTCATGCTATTTCCCTCACTAACTCTTCTTGAGTTGGGATATACTTATTACCTGTTAATCTAAAGTTAGCAGATATAGTAATACGTTTATGTTCTGATTTTTGCATACTTACTTGATGATGTTGGTAGGCAGGGAATATAATAATATCCCCTTCTTTAACCTCAGGAAACCATGTAGTATGTACTGGGTAGTATTTACTAAAGTTACCTAAATGTACCTTTTGGTCAGGATGATAAAATATAAAATTAGCATCCTCCTCAGGTATATAGTCTAAGAAATATGCACAACTAAATGTACAATCATCCCCACCTGCGTGAGTATGTACATCTTGCATATCTCCCTGATTATATACATTAATCCATGACTCAAACATACTTATTCTATTGTTGACATCACCACCTAATTTCATGTGCATATCCATGAGACTATCTTGTATTGCCTTCTCAAAAACATCCCATGAAAAGTCTGTTAGATTTGTATTACTATCAAAACTGGATGATAGGTTACAATTCCACTCACTTGGATTATTTAATTGTGCATCATCTAATTCTTTAAGAAATAATCTCTTAAGGTATTGATGACTTGGCACTTCTCCATGATAATAAAATCCTGGAAATAGTGCCTTAATGTCTCCCATGTTATGTTACTAAAGAAACTGGTGGTTGTCCATCAACAAATATAGCATCAACAACTTTCTGTAGTCTCTTGATGATATGTTTAGTCTTAGGATGTACTGGTACTGTTACATAACCTGTTGGTTTATTGTATAGTTTCCAGTTCATAGGTGCTAACTCACCTGAGTTGATTCTATTACGATCATCACTATCTAGTCTAATAACCCGACCTATAGTCTGTGCCATTTCGACAACTGATAAGTAACGTAACATAATAGTATGAGTCAATCCAGATACGTTAATGCCCTCTGAAAGTATGCTGTAATGAAAGCATATAAAGGATATTGTAGCATCTTTTGACCACTCATGCAATGTTTTAAGGAACTCATGACGTGAGACTTTCTTGTCATTAACGTATGCACCAAATTTACTGGTAACGTGTAATACATTGATGTCTCTCTCTTTTAGTTCCTCTAAGAGTGAAGTATGTCCTAACATATGACCTAATACCTTAGAACTAGGAACTGATACTAATACCTTAAGAATACCATCATCATAAGCATTATCAATGATGTCTATTATACTATCTTGTGCAGGTTTTTCTGTATTAAATGGAACAATAGTAGGTGGTAGTATAGTTCCACTCTCTATTAATTCTTGTGCCTTTACATTGCAAATAGTATTACCATAGACATCAACATTATTCATACCTCTTTCATGCTTACGAGATATACGAGGTGTTGCTGTAAAGAAATAGTTGCGTGTAGCATATTCTGAGAAGTATTTGGTACTCTCAAAGAATGATCTCGCTACACTATTATGTGATTCATCATAATATACTGTATCAACCTCAACATCTAAACACTCTTGTATCTTGTGAAGTGAATGATATGTTGTAAATATCAGTTGATTATTGATGCTATTGTGAAACCATTGTGTGATCTCATCATGCTTAGTAGTATTAAGGTATTCACTCTTACCACTATGAACATGTAATACATCAGCATCACAATATTCCATGAAATCTCTGCATAGTTGTTGTGCCAATAATATACGAGGGGCGACTACAACTAAAGTCTGTGGGATGCTTTTTGAGAACTGGTTTAGAGCATCCTGTATCATAATATATGTTTTGCCTCCACCAGTAGGCACTATGATTTGACCTTTATCATCCGATACCATAGAGTCTAATGCCCTCTGTTGATGTGGTCGTAATGAAATAGTCAATGAATTAATAATGTAATAATTTAATTGTACCAATAAAAAAGCACCTGTGTAAAGGTGCTTGTGACAGTTACTTAATTGCTACTCTGTCAGGAACTTTGATGCCTGTATTCATAACAAAGTTAACTACAAATGCTTCTAGGTATATTAGAGGTAGTATAACAAAATCAATACCTGATAGTTTGGATAGATCAGGGGATGTTGTCTTGGGTTCTACCTTAATAACCTCAACTTTAGGTTTCGCAGGTGTTGTCTTGCGTGTCCTTCTTTTGCGAGGTGTTGTAGGTGTTGTCAATGTAGATAATAATAAATGACGAGAGAAAACAAAACGATTAACTGAGAGGTTCGACTTAAAGACCTGTTCCACCTCGTTTTAACTATGCTAGTTAAATCTTTAGTCATCTAATGACTTAAGGGATGAGATCACCCATGCCTCAGTAGGTGGTTTGTTTTCCCATTTATATATTACCACAAGGTCAATGCCTTGCAATCATGCTTGTGCCAGTTTGTTGACCTGTCCACACTTACAATCGGGGCAATCGATCTCTGATCGGTAACCTTCCAGTTTATTCAGTAGGTTTCCCAGTTCTAAACCATTTTGACAATAGTTCCCCATTGTCTTGCGAACTGTATCAATCATAAGATCAGTTTCTTGCTGACTAAAAACATATCTCATAGTAGTATTGCTCCAATAATAAATCCTTTGCCAAATGCTAGGCATAACATTTGATAGTCTGTTAGATTCCACTTAACTTGTATCTTCTTAGCAAGTGCTTTATCCCAATCTTTAATTTTAGTCAGGGCATTACCCAAGTTAAAATTATACATAAGTGTCCTCCTAAAATACTATTTATTCTCAGGTTCTTTACCAGTTATTTCTTTTGGCAAATCCTCATTTCCAGGATGTTCTCTTATATAACCAGTATAATTTTTCTTGTTGTGGAAATGGGTGTCCTCCATCCATAAATCATCCCATTGATGTGCATAAACTAATACTTTTACCTGTCTCTTGCCGTTCATAGTCTCTGGGTCATCCCACTCATGTGTAACGACAGTAATATATTGATCTGATATGAAATCAATATAACCTTCCTCTCCGTCAGGTGTCTTGACTCTCATACCCTTCTCAAGTGACTTGAGTATGTTTCTTAATTCCAATCTTACAGACTCCGATAGAAAAATAGGTGTACTCATAATTTTAGTAGTGAAGTTGGATTACCAAAATCACCCTTAAGAAATATATTAAATGCTAGTGAGTATCTCTCTCGCATTATTTGATTAGGTGTAACTAGATGCACTAAAGAACTGGGGAACATTACCACCATGCCATCCTTAGGTTGTATTGTCCATTGCTTACTATTATATAGATTACCTGTTTTGATACGAGGTGCAACCATACAATAAGATTGATCTCTGAATACTAAATCACCACATCTTTCATGTGTTTGTAGATAACAAATACCACTAAACATGCTGTTGCGGTGGGAATGGTCATGTGTTTTCTCTTGGAATTTATGTCTATTAATCCATGAGCAAGTATATGTTATTTCATGACATCTTTCATCAATTCCTAATACTTTCCATACATATTCTTCCACATGATATTGTAACCAATCTCTAAATTTAGGTAGTTTATTCAGAACATTCATTTCGAATGTCTGACTACCTTCTCTTGGTGCTTTGTGATACTCCCATCCCTCAATGTCTCTAATAATATTAGGCATTGATGGGTCTTCTGCAACATATACAGGGGATGAGAACAGAGGTAGTATATCAGTTCTTACTGAAGTTCGCATTGATTAGAATCCTATTCTTGTGTTCACTTGGTGAATGACCAGTATGTTCTATCTTGCCATCAAATAATAATAGTCTGTTCGCTTTCGGTTCTACTTGCCATGTAATTCCTTCTTCTTTTAGTAGGGTGTTACCATCACTATCATTAACATAGTATATACACACCCAATGTGGTTCTTTCTCATCAACGTGCCACCCATGTCTATACCCATTTGGATTAAGTATTGTCATGTCTGCTCTAACCCTCAAAACATTTGGGGCATTTAGGGCAGATTCCATCATTTCTACGAGGTGTGCAAATATGGGGTGTTCCTCAGCAGTTAACCAATGATTAAAACCAAATGCTTGTAGGTCATCATTACCATAGGTTAAAGTTTGTTGCATAAACCAAGGGAACTCCCATGATGTCATGTAATCATGTAGTTCTTTCCATTTGTCATGATCGAGGAAGTTATCCTCAATCTTCATGCTTGAGATGTAAGGCGGACGCAATTTCATCTATCAGTTCACGTTGTTCTTCTGGAAGTTTTCCCAACTTATTATACCATTCTTTTTGTAATAAGAAAAGTGCCTTAGTTAATGTTTGTTTATGCTTCTGCTGTAGAGTCAAACACTCTACTGCTATTGATGTCATGATGCCCCCACATGCGGATTAATACTATTTAGAATAGTTGATACGATTCCCGATCACTACACTCACACCTCTTAGGACACCAGATAGGTACTGATATTGAGAGTCTCTTCTTAGAGGGATATGCTTTGTGTAGTTTCCTTTGTGGCAAGTATAGCACATCTCCCGCTTTAAGCACAGTATCCAACTGAATTGTTAGTTCATCCTGACTTGGTACATGTGGGTACTCTTCTGTGCTTGGTATCAATGCACTTGCTCTGTTCTCATACACTACCCATCTAGTCTCACCATCCATCTGCATAATATAAGTTGGACCTTGATCCCAATGTGGATGAAATGATTTTGCTTGTGGTCTCGTACCTAAGTTCATAAAGATATGACAGTCAGCACACCCATCAAATCTAGTCTCGAATTCAGTTAATAGTTCTTCTACCTTACTATTACCATGACCATACTGTGATATATTTACTGTCCATCCTCTTCTTGCATACTCAAATAGATCAGTCTTCTTATATACTCCCTTAAAGAACCATGGTTCTTCTACTGTCTCTAAATCTATTCTCTTACCATCATCACCTAATACTGTAGTGATGTAATTCCATGGGGCATTTAGGGCATTTTCTGCATCCTCCCATGTGACTATCTGACCTACAGCATTATGCCATACTCTAGGTTCATCATTATATTTGTAGACCTCAGGGTCAAGAAATTCGTAGTTTAAAATTGACATTCATTGCAATCCTAATACCCTGTGTAGGTGATGATGAAGCATGGATCTCTGATCCACCGAATACTATCATCTTACCTTTAAGTGGTGACTCTCTGTGAATAATTTTATGATCCTTATCAAAGAAAAATGTATCACCCTCTGCTTCATTGACATAATATAATGCAGTAGTGTGATCGAAATCATAATCTGTATGTGGTGCATGATGTAGCATACCATCAGGATAACATAGTCCTAATCGTACACGATATATGTCCTCCACTCTTGCATCACATTTCTCTGCAATGCAATATAATGCACTCTCAAATAATCCTGTCTGTTCACTAACAGGTTCATACTCATCTATTAATTGATGAGAGAATGACTGTGCCTTGATACCATCATGACTGTCTGCAACTTGATATGTAGTATCATCTAACCAATACCATGGAAATGTAGGGTTACGACAAATACTGTCCAGTTGATTAACTATAGGTTCTGGTAACGTATTAAAAACGGATTTCATACTGTCTCCTATCACTTGGTACATCACGAGGATATGCACATGGTATGCTCATACTTAATCTCTTACCACCTGGAAATGGTTTATGGTATGTCCTCGCAGGGAAATACATTACATCACCTGCTTCTAGTGTAACGTCAAGATCAACTGTTAGGTTATGTCCTTCATTATCAGGACTATATGGGTTGTCATCCATCTTAATTAATGCACTACACCTCTCTTTATATACTTGCCAGTGTGTTTCTCCTTCTAACTGACATATAAAATTGGGTGGTAAATCCCAGTGTGCACCAAAGGATACACCATTTGGTTTAGCATTACCAAATATATGTGCATCACAATTACAATCATATCTGTCCTCTATATTTTCTAATAGATTATCTACTGCTGCATTAAAATGTCCATACTGTTCTATAGTAAATGTTAACCCCTCCTCAATACCTTGGAACAGTTCTTCCTTAATAGGAAACTTATCTTCATACCATACCTCAAACTTCTCAGTAAGGTCTAGTCTCCTACCATCAGTATTGAGCAAGCAACATCTATAATGCCATGGGTTATTCATGCACTTGGTTACATCATCCCATGTACAATACTGTTCGGGATTCTTTAATGCTCCTTTCCAGACTCTTGGTCTATCATCTGTCTGGAATATATTTGGATTTAGAAATGGTAAATTAAGAACTTCCATAGTCTCCTTCACTTGGGTCTAGTGGGAACCCACTAAAATTTATACTAATAGCAATGCGTTCATCTTTGCCATTTGGTTGTGTCTCATGATATAACCATGATGGGAATATAACATAATCATATGATTTTGCTTTATATGTATAATGTTTCTTATCGTTAATAAAACTAGATTCTAGAGGTGACATACCCCAAATAGTTTCTAGTGGATCACGAAATAATAAATGACCATAGTCAGGGTTCTTCTTAAGATAATATACACATGATACATGTGACTTACCTCTACCTGCTGAGTGATTATGCTCTGATGTAGTATCTCCTTCGAAATGCTGATTCGCCCACATACTGTCAATATACATGTGGAAGTCTCTGCGATAATCAAGAGTATTATCCCAGTAATCATGTACTGCATCTAACATAGGCATGGTTAACCAATCAAATATAGATGATTGATACAATTCCATTCCTTGTTTTAGTTCACCAGTTGATTTACCTGATTCACCTGCCCATACACCACGATTAGCAACTGACCATGCTTCATCTAAGAATGATAGTGATGCTGTCAGTTGTTCATCAGTTGGTACTATCGTTCCCGTCACTACGGGTACCGAGAATAGTTGTTCTATCATGACTTTTAATAATATCAGACATATCTCTTTTGTTCCTGTTCGGAATCAAATTAAATGAGATACTAATACGATCTTCATCAGTATGGTTCTCTCTCACACCATGAGATACCCATGATGGAAATAGAACTAATCGACCTTCTTTTGGTGGATAAGACATAGTTGCATGAGTATGTGGTGCTTCTGCCTTACTCAAATCCTCTGCTAATCCGAGAGAATGAACTACATATCCCTCCATAGGATTCTTATGGAATGTGATACTACCACAATCCCCTTCCTTAGGAGTCTTGACATAAAATGCACCAGACATTATAGAACCTGGATGCACATGTACCTCATTGTATCCTCCCTTATTATTAATATTAATCCATACGTTAGCAAATTCCAACGTAGTAGCACATGACTCAAATGAATCAAATGCTTTATTACCCCAGTGTTTAATTTGTCTGCATAAATTAGCAAACTCATCATCCTCTGGTTCTTGCACTAATTCCTCACCAAAAAAGTCAGGGGACTGATAATTCAGTATTCCCCTGTTACTTCTTTCTTTTGTAGGCATACCCTCAGCAATACCATAACATATTTCTTGCATTGCTGCTACATCAATATCTAAATCCAACCACCAAATAGGAGTGGGGAAAATATAATCAAGATTGAGATCCATTAGGTCAACTTGTTAAGATCGTCTCTTACTTCTCCTTGCCAATCTGATAATTTACTATAGTCTTTCTTCTTAGTTGCACTATCTGAGTACTTAGAGGAAGTTGCTACCTTGATATTACTTCTCTCCTTCGCCATTTCAGATTCTAACCATGGTTGCTCAGGTTCTTTAAGTACAAACTTACGATACATGTTGATAGTCTCAAGACCACCTTCGATCTTAACCAAATCATCCCTCATTTCATTGAGTTCAGTGAAATTGATTCTAGTCTCAGGTCTATCGAATGACATGGATGTCATACCTTCTTGCATCTCTTGATACTTAAGGAACATTTCTCTATGCTGATAGATAAGATTCTTCCATAAGTCATCAAGTGTTTGCACTGCTTCATATGCAGTTTTTACTTCTTCTATTACCTCAGGGGGCAATTCGGGCAATCCTAGGTCTTCTAAATCCTGATTTATATTTTCTGGATCGAGATTAGTTGGTGCACCACTGGGGTTAATACCATCTACCTCAGCATCCTCAAGGTTAGTTACCTTTTTTACATCTTCTGACATTTTACTCCTTATAAATGGTCTGGTTTAAAAACTCGTAAGACGAGGGTAAAGTCTCACAATATTCTAGCATGTGTTGGTGCCACTCGTCAATGATCTTCTCTGCGTTGGCGAGTGCTTGCTCATCCTCCTCAGGAATTATCTCATTGCACATCCTTGATAAAGGTAGTGTCACTTTATTTATAGGGTTAAAACCCATACCTGCTGCACAATATCTTGGACCATCATTATACTCTATGCTACCAAGATTTGTTAAGAAATCAAAGTTTATGTACTTATGTGACCCATAACGCATGAATAGGTTGTCAGTACCACAGAAATCATAGTCCACCACTTCTGATGCTGTCCTCCAGAAATCTGTCTTACGTTCAGAGAAAGCATAGTGAGCAGCAACGAAGTTCTTATGCCCTTCTATCTCATGGTCTGCTATCTGATTAATCATTTCCTTTTCTACCTTAGGAATGAACCCCCTACGTCCTGATAGTGCATTACATAATCTAATCACTTGTTCATGTGTAACCAACAGACCAGTGGACTCTAATGGTTCTACAAAACAATTAGATAAACCAACAGCAATAACATTACCAACAAATGATTTCTTATGCTTACCCATCTTAAATGGGATAGTTCTATATGATACCTGATCTGCTCTATACTTTCCTCTTGTCTTTACCAAATAATTATGCAACTCTACTTGTGCTTCATCTTCTGATATAAAATTACTAGAGTAAACATATCCTAGTCCACCACGTTCCCACAATGGTACATCCCACACCCATCCATTATCTAATGCTGTACAGTTGGTTGTATTAGTAACTTCTTTCTCAGGATTTTCATGTGGTACTGATATTGATATTGCTTTATCATTTAATAGGCAACCTCCATCATTATAATGGAATGACTCAAAGGGTACATCCATTGCTTCTCCTAATAGCAATGACTTAAACCCACTGCAATCTACAAATAGATCAGCACTTAATGTCTTACCATTATATACTACACAATCAATATCACCATTCTCTTTTTTAATTACACCCGTTACTGTACCCGTAATATGTTTGACTCTCTTACATACATTATTCTTTAACCACTGTCCGAACTTAATAGCATCTATATGATATGCAGTATCAACCCATGGTTTCCAATAGGTAGTATCATATGTGAGTTTATTATATTTGGTGAAGTGTGCTACTGGATTAAATGTAGTAGCAAATGTATCGTTAGTATATTTTCCTGGTTTAGTTGCATTAAGTACGAACCATGCCATCCATGGAACTTTACTT